ATCAGACTTACCTTATGACTATGCCTGAGCGTAGCTTCCGTAAGCAGTTCTTGCATTCTGAAAACGTTACTGGTTTTACATCTGACATATTCCGTAATTTTAAAAACTCAGCTACTAGTTATGCAAACCAGTTAACTAAACTTAAGTACGGCAACGAAATTACAAACTCAGTTCAACGTGCACGGGATTCTTTAGAGGGTATGCCCGCTATGGAACGAGCCAAGATGGAGTTGTTTGTAAACGAAATTGGACAACGTGCTCAAGAGGAAATTAACCCGCCTGACCCAGGATTGATTGCAACAAGGGTCAATCAGTTTGCATTCATTATGTTACTTACTAGTGCCGCATCTGCTGCTACTCAGATGGCTTCTGTGCCTGTTATGGTTATGCCTTCTTTAAATGCAGAATACGGTTACGGTGCATCTGCTAAAGCATTTACAAAGTATTCTCAGTTCTGGAAGTCTATGGGTGTAACACAAGAAGAAGCTAATGGTGATGTTACTTACACTGCTCCTTCTATTGGCTCTTCTAAGATGGTCAAGGGCAATCCTATTTTGCAACGTGCTTTTGAAGCTGCGCTAGACAGACATGTGACTACATTAACTAATACTTCTGTTCTGACAAACAGAAACCGTACGCCAGATTCTTCTTTTGCAAATATACCAGGGGCATTAGCCCGTACCGTATTTAACGGCATTACAGGTATGTTTAACGGTTCTGAACGTATGAGCCGAGAGCTCACTTATATGATGACGTTTGAGCTTGAATACGCAAAGACAAAAGACTTTCAGAAATCTGTGGATAAGGCAGTAGATACAACACATGAACTCTTGGGCCGTTATGATAACTTTAATAGGCCTCGTGTATTACGTAATGCCTTAGGTAAAACTATTGGGCAGTTCAAGATGTATGCAGTCTTTATGACATCTTTCTTTTTACGTAACGGTTATCAAATCATCCGTCTTTCTACCCCAGTAGCAGAACGTGCCGAAGCTATGCACCGTTTAACTGGCGTCTTGGTTATGGGTGGTATGTTCCATGGTTTAGTTGGCATGCCTGGATATAGTTTGATATGTTCAATAATTGATGCATTTTTTAGTGGTGATGAAGAAGAAAAGAAACGTCGTCGTGCTAGAAACCCATTGACCGCCGAGGATGCAAACCTACGCTTCCGCTATGACTTCTTACCTAATCAATTTGGTAATAACACAGTAACAGGTTTAGATGGTCGTCAACATAGAGTAAGTGACATGTTAGAGAAAGGCCCTATATCCGCCTTAACTGACATTAATATTGGTTCTCGTACCTCTTTTGATGGCATGTGGTTTAGAGCCGCTAAGCCAGGAAAAACTTATTTAGAAACTGCACAGAATCTTATCTTAGCTAATATGGGTCCTGGTGTTTCTACTGGAGTTAACATGGTAGGAGCTGTTGATGACTTTAGTAATGGACATGTTGTTCGTGGTTTAGAAAAGCTTGTACCCGCTTTCTTTAAAGGTTCTTTCACTGCATACCGTCTTAATAAAGAAGGTGCAGAGACTAAGGGTGGTGCAGATATGCTTAAGAAAGAAGAAATCAATACTCTTAACTTGATAGCTGCAACGCTTGGTTTCCAATCTAGCCGTCTTGCCCGTATACAAGAACACAATTTTGAAATACAAAAACAACTTACTGAGGCACAGAACAAACGTGCTGCAATCCTTAAACGTTTAGATGAGGTTGCATTTGATGCGGAGAGAGGGCCTGGTGACTTAAAGACTGTATTTAATCAGATTCGTGAATACAACAAGCGCTACCCTATGGAGAAGTTTTTAATTGAAGCAGATACGATTGACTCCTCACTCAAGACCTACGCTAAGAAACGTGGCTTAACATACCGTGGTCAATATATGGATGAGAAGTTATTACCTTACTTGCTTCCTTCTGCTAAACGAGCAGCACCAATACCAGAAAAACAATAAAAAACCCCCGCACTAGGCGGGGGCTAAGGTGTGGAAGGAGCTTCTTCCGAGGACATGCAGACGAGAAACTGCATGCCCAAAGTATAGATTAAATTCTCCACACCCGTAAACCTTTTATTCCCTCTTCAACTGACACCTTCATAAAGACTTCCATCTTTAATCTTTTTGTAACACGTAGCAATTCATCTTCAGCTGCTTGAGTATCTAAGCAAGGGATAAAGAACGAATACCCATGCTTGAAGTTTCTCCAATTAATTTTGTAGCTTATCTTCTCTATTAGCATTTTCTTTAGCCGCTTCTACGATGCCTTCGATGTCAATAAAATCAGGGATGGTGCAATCAAACTCAAGTGCATGTACCCCTGGCGATGTAATCTTCATACCCTTAGACATGCGTTTGTTTCCAGCATTTACGTATGTGCCGTTTTTACCCAGCTCAGTTAGCGTATCCCTGTAACCTACTTGGAACTCAACGCAATACGCTTTAAAGGCCTTAGCTACGATAAATAACTTCTTGGTGTCAGGCTCATAGCGCATTACTAACTCGTTGCTATACGGCTCCTGTAGCGGTACAGAGTGCATCTTGGTACGCTTGTCTACCTCATCGTTTACTACCAGCAGACTGCGCATATGGCGGTTCATAAAGTCACCAATTACAGAGCCAGCATTATTAGTAGGCGGTGCAATCTCATTACGTACTTCAGTTAACATCGTCATTGCCCAGTTATATATAGCCTTCATGTCGTAGTTAATTAGACCAAGGTTACGTGCAATGATTCCGCCTGTAAGGTTACAAGCTATAAGAGCAGACCAAAAGCGTTCACGGTTTGTTAGTTTCATTTCTTGGTCAATACGGGCTTGGACTGCACGTACTCCGCCAATAGCTTCTTCCAACTCGTTAACTAGGTATGAACAGTAAATATCCCCAGCGTGTCCATAGTTTTCTTTCAACTGGTGGTCAAACATCTGCTTTGCAACTGCGCTAGGAATAATGTTGGTTGGGTGTATCCGATACTCTAATAGTCGCATCATCTCGCCGTCTGGACTGTTCTTATGCACTCCTAGTTTTTCATAGAAGCTAGCGTTAGAACTGGCTAAAGACATGGTCTGCCAAGTGGTTGTGTTGGTGCGAAGCTCATTGGCACTGGACTTAGAACGGTTTGCACCACGTCCTTGGGACATGCTATAGGCTAGGGTTGAAAAGTCCGCAGGGCTGATATTAGTAATCTCATCCACAGTGAACGGTAAGTTATTCATCACACCCAAGTGAATCATCTTAGCTGCAAGCGTGTCTTTCCAAATGGCTGCTAATTTATCAGGATGCCCATAGACGCTGTTGCACATATACAAAGCTGTTGATTTACCCGTACCTGATTCTTTATGGATTAAGTTTATGATTGCTCCGCTATGTCCAGTGAACTTTAGTAAAGGGGCCCCAAACGCAGTAAGAGCAGCAAATGCATGCGGTTCTAAACCAGGGGCTGAATAAAGATTAAACACCTCTTTCCATTTTTCTAGTGTGCCCATAGGATGCATGTGTTCTGAAAACTGCTTAGTAGCAGCTGACGGTGGGCTATGGAAAATACCATCCTTGCTAATCTCTCTATCGCCAATAATGAACTTACTGTTCTTATCAGCCCATCCAAATTGTGTTCTCATAAGTTCTGCTTTCTTCTTGTATTGCAGCGTTTTGACAAATGTCATAACGTAATGCGTTATTAGGTCGTTTTGTTTCTTGTAACCTAGCACCCCATTAGTAGCCAGTGCTTCTCTAAGTCTGTCTTTAGAGCCAACAATAGCTAGCGGAATAATAAAGTCACGTATTCCATCTGCAGGCAAATGCACCCGCATTAATACAACTTCACCAATCTCAGGGTCTGGGTCTTTCATGCGTTTGACTACATACAGATCATGCTCATAAACGCACTGAGCATCTTCCTCTTCTTCCTTGGGCTGTATGTATACTCCGCCACTACCACCACGGAAATATGGGTTTGGGTATGAAGGTATAGAAAGGCTTTGAATAGCTTCTGATTCTGTCTCCTCCACCTCAGTATCTTCTGCCTTAACTACTTCTCTACCCAAATTAATTGGGGATTTAATACGACCCTTCCAAGGGCATCCTTCACAACCCCCTGGATTATGTTTTTCAAATGTTGAACATGTATGGGCAAACTCTGTGTGGCTTGCTTTAGCTTCTGTATCCTCAGGCGAATAGTCTGAATGATTATCTGAAATCTTGTGAATTGCAGTTTCTCTATCTGTGCAACGGTGTGCAATCGAAAGAGCGCTAAACCATAGGGGTTCACTAATTGAATCTTGGTTTTGATAGCAGTGCAACAACTGGGCGCATCCTTCACCCTTTGCACTACGCATCATAATTTTGCCAAACTTAAATGTAGTATTGGCAGCCATGGCTTTTTGTAACTCAGATAACTCTTGGGTTACTTTGGGCTGAAAGGCTTTCTCCGATACACCTAATATCTTTTTGATATCTTCGTACTCAACATCTTCCGCGCTCATGTCGATTACTTCTACTGGCTTAGGTGGTTCGTCTTTAAAGTTCAACGTCCCAGGAATCCTAAGCACACGAGCCGCTTCAAATACGGAAGCATCTACATATAGCTTTTGTATAACGCACAACTCATTCAAGCGATTAGCTACTGGTTCCCACTCAGCACGTGTTACGGGTGCACTAAGAGGCCAATAGGCATGTATGCCTCTGCCTGAATTTACTAAGATTGGCTTGGGTAGTCCGATAGTCTCACAAAACTTTTTAAACTCTTGTAAGGCTGTTGCTTGGTCAATATAGCCATCAGGTCTGCCAGTCTTCTCATTAACTTCCGCTTTAGCTTCTCCGCAATCAAGGTCAATCCAAAATGCCTTAATTACTTTTACGTTATCTTTGGTGCGGTTATCACTGGTCTCGAACTTAGAGCAACCGAAGTACACATCTCTTTTTTCAGCTATAAACTTTTCAGATGTTTCAATTACTTCTTCACGTGTTTGAACAAGCTTTTGTATCACGGACTTATTTTTGATCCCAAGCACAGCGTACCAGCCATCTTCGGCAAGCACTCTGTTTAATAGATCAAGGTTAGTCATATGTGTTCTCGTTTTGTTAAAAATGGGGGGACTACTCCCCCCTCCGTTTGCACGGTCTTACAGTTTACTTAAGTCTTGCTAGTAGTTTGGCAATATTCTTGGCTTGGTCTGCTTTAGGGTCGTAAGCCCCCACGAACCAGTTATATACAGTTTGTCGACTTACACTTAATGACAATGCAATATCAACTACTGATACACCTTTTTTTATAGCAGCCCTACCAAGTGATACACCGAGCCGATTCACATCTGCTTTTTTGTTTAGCAAAATAGTATTGGCACTGTACCCTAAGCTCACTTTAGTTATCGCTCCAAGCGCTAATTACATCAGCCAATGCAGCTTTAGGTGCAGCAGGGGGCGCTTCTGCTTTCTTGGACGGACGTTTAACAGGCTCTTGTACTTCTTCAACTTCAACCTTTTCTCTAGCAACCGCTGGAGTTTTAGCTGCTGGGGGTAACTTAACAACACCATCTTGTTGAGCTACAGTTAACTGAATAACCCGTTTGCTGTCACCGCTTTGTTGAGCTTCTTCTACAACATCAATCTCTTCATTGCTTAGATGACGTACAGGAGTGAACTTTAATACGTCAGCAGTTTCATCTTCATCAAAAGAAATCTGAGTAATGATTCGGTCAATGCTTTCGCCGTTAGCTGGCAAGAACTTGATATAGCTCTCAAATGGGTGGGTGTTACCAGTGCCCTTACCAAACAAAGACTTAGCAGGGATATTAAATTGGTATACCTCGCCACTCATATCGCCTTCAAGCAATACGGCTACACGACGATTAAAACGACATGCACGACCTTTACCGCCTGTGCCTGAGCCATCAATGTTCTGTTCGCAATTAGCGCAGCTTGATGCTTGTGGGTTAGCAGCTTTAGGGTCAGGTACATCACCTAGGTTTGACCAGCAGTCTGGCAGAGTAGGCGCCGCATCAGGATCAAATGAAGATGCATAGAACTGACGAGATACTTTAGGTAACGCATTAACAACAATGACGTTCATGCTACCGCCTTTAATCTTGCCCGCTTCTTTACCATTTACTATGCGACGGAATACACCTTTAGACATAGTAATACGACGAGAAGTACCGCCATTACCAGCTAGTGACTTAGATAATTCACTAACCTCACGACCAACTACAGGGGATGATTCTTGTTTAAAAATAGAAATGTTGCTCATTATTTGCTCCTTCTAACGACCACGGTGTATTTTCTGTCTGCTTGTAAACCAGCAGGTAACAGTTCGGGATTCTCTTCGAGAAACTGCTTAAGATTGGTTTGATGCAATCTCTTCTCGAGCAGGGGATATGCATCATGTTCTTCAATAAACTGATACATAGAATCCCAATCAGTCGTCCAGTACCGTGTATCCACTTTACGAATAATTGTCCCTGCTGGTGTCTTAATACTATCGGCGTTATTCTCATAACAAACCTCTAGCATTTCTTCTGCTAATAAATCTTGTTGCTCTTTTAGTGCTGTATCTTGAGATTCAAACTGTTCTTTTAGTTCAGCCCGTTTATCTCTTATTTTTATATATGTTTCAGCCAATATATCGGCTGGTACTTCGTGTAGATTGTCCATGTTTAGCTCCTTTGTTACCACACCTCCATACTACCACAGCCTTTGACATTGTCAAGCTATATCAGAAATAATTTCTTGCCTGTATAAGTCTATTATTTTTACGTGGTTATCTATGTTACTAGACAACATGCTATACAGTCTAGCCTCAACTTCGCTACCTTTTATATGCACGATTGTCATAGCATTCTTTTGTCCAGGGCGGTTAATACGTGCATTAGCTTGTAGATATGTTTCTACACTAGTCACAGGAGCGTACCAAATTATTACGTTGGCGGCTGTAAGGGTTAACCCATGTGACGCAGCTTGAGGCTGTATGATAAGCACTTGCACCTTGTCTGTTTCTTGGAAGTCATTGATTATTTCGTGTCTTTTATTAACACTAACTTGTCCATTAATAACGTCACACGTTATGCCCGCTTTGGTAAGGTATACCTTTAGTAGTTCTATAGTATGAGTAAACGGAACAAAGACCAGGACCTTATGAGATGCTTCTTCAATAACCTCTTGGATTGCACGTAATCTGTTTGACACATCAAACTCTATAACTTCTCTAGTATCCGTATAGACCGCACCGCCAGAGATCTGGAGAAGCTTATTGATATTAGTCGCTGCATTTACAGAAGTAACTTGCTCACCATCGGCTGACATAACCATTTGTTTTTTAAGTAATCTGTAATACTTCATCTGCTGGGCAGTTAGAGGGGCATCACGCTCTACAAAGGTTACATCGGGTAGGTCTAGGCATTGGTCTTTCTCAAAGCGTATAGCGGGTTGCAATACTGTATGTACAATTTGCTGGGCTTGGGGTTTGGGTAGCCAGCGATACATGCCAACTTTATACATAACTTGGTCACGGAATTGACCATAGAATTTAGGGGTTTTCTCGGGGTTGATAATCTTTGCTAAACCATAGGCATCTACGGGGGATTGGGCTGCTGGAGTACCAGTAAGCATCCACATACCTTTAACGCTGTTAGCTACTTCTCTAAGGGTCTTCCAACGGGTTGTTTGTGCGTTCTTATAAGCACTTGCCTCATCAACTACAACTAAGTCAAAGCCACCTTTTAATATGGTTTCTTTAACAATTTCTACCCCATCAAAGTTAATGATGACAAACTCTGCACCAGCCTCAATTATCTTCCTGCGTTTTTTAGCTTCGCCATAGGCTACATCGCATGTGCGGTGTATAGCAAATTTAAATAGGTCAGCTTGCCACGCTGATTTCATAATGGATAACGGACAGATAACAAGCACACGCTTTATTACCCCTAGATTCATGAGGTAGTCGCATGCCCATATTACGCTAGCCGTTTTACCCGTACCTTGCTCATTAAAGCAAAAGGCTTTTCGGTTGAGTGTTAGAAAGTCAGCGGTTTGTTTCTGATGTGCAAAAGGCTTGTATTTTCCAGGCCAATCGTAATCAGTCAGGATGCTACTTTTTTGAGACATTCCGCTTGACCGTGTGGTCTGAGTTTCTACTGAAGGAACGGTTATTGCTAGCGGATTTAACCTTGAGATTGCCTTTAGAACTTGAGCCCCCTTTGCTGAGAGGCTTGATGTGGTCAACGTCTTTTCCATCCCCTTTTGATACCCTTCCTTCTTTCATTAGATGCGCACGAGCTTTGTTACGCTCTTCTCTATTTTTTACTTGCGCAGGAGTATCCTCATACGCTTCGGCTTGCTTATATTTGCGGTCTGCTTTATTTTTGTAGGGCATTTGTGTTCTCCTTAAGTCTTATCATTTTCTTCGTTCCCTATAGTTTTGACAAGTCTTTACAGGACACCAGCCACATAGCGGGCTTGATACTGCATTCCATACCCCCGTTTTCATAGCCACTTCAAGGCGCTCTAGATCAAACCGAACGTGCTCAAAATAAGCTAGTTTGTGCTGTGAACTGTGTTCTTTATTAACAAATTCGTTACTAACTACGAATATCAAAGCAGACTTAAGACTCTTAATATCAGGAAAGTGTATAAATACCGCCGCCGCTAATAAATCTAATTGTTTTAAGTCTGCATACTTGGCATTTTTACTACTTTTGTAGTCAACCAAATAGCCTTCGTCACCGTTAATGATTAGTAAATCTGCAATACCTCTATACCATGCATTTTTGTCATAGAATCCACAGGCACTAAGTTTCCCGCCAGTATTGGTTACACCTAGTTCAATCTCAGTATGCTTCTCACCTGGGATGTTCTTAAGCGCATCTACTGTTTTTTGGATGAATTTAAAACGCTCGGGGATTGGTACGTTATCACGTACGTAATCTTCTGCTACCTTGTGTAGTTCTTTGCCATAGATAGTAGCTTCACTGCCATCGTCTTTCACATCCTTAGCAACCTTTAAGTGATAATACTTTTTAGGGCACTGTTGGAATGTTTTTAAGCTACTGTATGACCATGCTGGCATATTATTTTCCGTATCTCGGTGAGCAAGTTACATCAACTGGAACGTCTGACAAGTAGCCGTTTATCTTGCGCCTAGACATAACCATGACTGGTCTAAGCCCACTAGATTCGCACTCTTGAACCGCTATTATTACCTGATTTCGGCTCATTTGTGGTACTTCTTTGTCTACTAATAATGTTGTATTAGGTAGGTTTGAATTGTCTATGTAGGGAGACGACGAGCATGCCCCCAATAGTCCTGTAAGTAATAGTATTTTCTTCATCGTTTTCTCCTTCGTGGCACTTTCCCTATTGTGTAAACTACATCTGCTATTCCATCAAACTTCGGCACTACATACTTCTGTACAAGTAACGGTAGCACTTCATCCATCACTTCATTTATAGTCAGCTTTTCGGACATATTGCCTTTTCGTTTTAACCGCTGCGATTCCAAGCTCTTCTTCCTTATCGTTTCGTGCCTCAAGCATTGCATCTGCTATCTCCCACGCATCTTTAGCTTCCCAATCTTTGCCTTGGTGCATCAAACCCACTACCGCAAACATAGCAAAGCAATCTCTTAAATCATTCTCGTTCATATTAATCCCATAAATAAGGTACTAACCGCATTGACTTAGTAGGGTATCGCATTTTCCTCAAAGCCCTAGCCTCTAATTGACGAACACGTTCTCTCGACAAATCCATAAGTTTACCAATCTCATCTAGCGTATAGTCGTGGTTCATATTTATACCAAACCGCAACTGCAATATCTTTCTTTCTGTGCGGGTTAAAGAATCTAAAACATCTTGCACTACCACTTTAAATTCAACCCCTTCATAAATACTGGGTGCTGTATTACGTTCAATCAGCGCTTCAATAGTCTCGGGGTCAACTGTTTCGTAATATGTTTCTTCTTCAATAAAATAAGTAGCTGGAAGCAAACCAGTTATAGGCGGAGTGCCCAAAGACCGCATCACTTCACAATCTTGATAATCGTTGTAGTGTTTATTAATTT